CGAGCGGCTTCTCGGCCAGCTTCGCGAACTGCTCGGCTGTTTTCTCAATCGCGACGCCGGCGGTCTTTTCGAGGCCTTGAGCAAGCGCGGTGAATCGCTGCAGGTTGTCGGCACCGACGCGGCCGGTCTGCACGAACGTCGCCAGAGCGCTCGAGGCAGCGCTGCGCGTGCCGCCCAGGCGGTCGAGCTGCTCCGCCATGTCGCTCAGTTCGCCCGAGGTCACGCCGGCAGCGTTGCCGGTCAGCGCGATCGCCTTCGCGAACTCGTAGGCCTCGCGCTCGCCGTTGTCGTAGGCCTTCGCGAGCGTGGCAACCACTGCCGCCGCGGCCGTGAGCCTGAGCGGTGCCTCGCCGAATATCGTGAGCGCCGCTCGAACGCGGCCGTCGATGCCACCGAACGAGAGCAGCGCGTTCCGCAACTTGCCCGAGAAGTTGCCGAACTTGTTGCCCGACGCTTCCGTGCCCGTCGCGAGGTTGTCGATGCGCTTCTGGAGCTTCTCGGCCTCCTGGCCGAACTCGTCGAGCAGGTCCTTCGCGCTGACGACCTGGCTCGTCTCGACCTTCATGCCGAGACTGGCAATGCTTTGCTCGGTCACTTTCTACCTCGGAAGGAATCGAGCGCGGCGATTTCCATGACGCGCACGTCGTCGAACAGACTGGCGCGCCTCTTTCTGCTCTTGATGCCGCGCATTTCCATCACGGCATTCACGCCGGCATAGTCGAGGCCGGTCGGCCCGGCCATGCCGATGCGCCATTGCGTGAGGCAATCGGTGAAAAGCGCGACGCTCGGCCAGTTCTCAGGCCATACCTCGAACTCGTCCGCCGCCACGTCCTCACGGGTGAGGCCGAGAGCCGCGAGTTCCCCCTCAGAGGGTTTACCCCTTACAAGGAACGACGCGGCGGCTTTCAGTTTCCCAGGCGGCGCCCGGTGAGCTCGAAGGTGTACGCGTCGACGATGGCACGCGCCGCTCGCGGATACGTGTCGAGCAGAAGCTCAACGTTCGAGCGGTTGAACTCGTCCGTCAGGCCCCAGCCCTCGACGCATTCCGTCACGACGTCGGCGTTCGGCTTGTTCGCGATGTCGAGTAGCCAGGCCTGCAGCTCCGAACTCTTCCGGTGCTTGAACTTGAACTCGACAGATTCGAACGCGCCGCCCGGCAGCGGAACCTCGACCTTTGCGAGAAAGGTCGGGTCCGCTTTGAGCTTGAGGCCCATTACGAGGCGTACCGGGTCGGCTCGGCCAGGAACGACAGCGTCACGGTGACCGCCATGATGTTGTTCACGGTGAGCGTCGGCGTCTTGTCGACCGAGATAAACGCGTTGTAGAGGATGATCGCGCCCGACGGCAGCGTCACACGCACGGCGCGCGCGAGACGGTCATCGTTCGCCGTGAGGGCGAGCTGCATTCCCGCGAGCGATTGGTCATCCGCGACGCTGAGCGTGAGGCCCGCGGCGTTCTTGAACGTCGGGATGCGCTTCTGCGCGTCGTCCTCGATGAACTGGTAGTCGAGAAACTGCTGCTCGCCGCCGGTCGACTGCGAGCTGAGCACCTGCTGCAACTGCGTCCATCCGGTGATTTCGCGCACCGAGCCCACGCCGCCGAGCGCCGGATAGATGGCCGTCGAAGTCGTGTTGATGCCGGTGAGCGGGATGTCGTTCGTGCTCGGCGTGCCGGCGCGAACGATCTTGTTGTTGAGGCGAGACCAGCCCGAGGTGACCTCGAGATAGTCGTTCAACGACACGCCGTGCGAGGCCTCGAGCGTGGCGACGCCGGGGTTCGCGTTCGATACGGCCGACACGGCCTTGACCGCGCCGTAACCCGACGCAATGGCGAAGATTGCTCCGTTCGGAAGTGAGACAGACATTTTTGCGAGTCCTCAAATGAAAAAGGCCCGCACAAGGCGGGCCGTTTGGGGTTGGTCGGGCGGGAACGTTTACGAAACTGTGTCGGCGCGGTAGTCGAATCGGCAGGGAAGCGTCACGCGCGCGGTCTGCCCGCCGGTGTCTTCGATGAGCGGCCCTTCACTGAGCGGCGTCGTGATCTGCACGGCGAACGTGCCGCGGCGAAGCACGAGGTTTTGCGGGAGTGCGCGGCCGAGCGTTTCGGCCAGTTCACGCATCGGCGCGGCACCCTTGCCTTTCACGCCGACGATGCTCACCTGATAGAAGCCGGTGAACGCCTTGTGTCCGCCCTCAACGAAAGCGCCGGTCGTGGTCGCGGGAACGTGGAACGTCCGGGCATAGATCCCAGCGGCGGGCGGCTCGAACGTCACCGCCTCGAAGGCGATGGGGATGTCTTGCGAATCGGCCCAGGTCTTGAGCTTCGTTTCGATGAGCTTCACGAGGGCGAACTGACTCACGGCAAGGCCCTCACTGCGTCGTCGACAATCTTCTGAAACTCAATTTGCGCGAGCCGGACCATTCCCTGCGGTGCCTGCGTTGACCAGCCGTATTCCAGCGGGATCGCGTAAGGCAGATTGTTCACGATGTAGATAGGCGGCCCGCACTGTGCGCCGCTCAGGGTCACAGTCGCCGCGATGAGCGGCAACTGCCCGCTCGGGTCGATGGCCGGAATCGTGCCCGTCGCTGCGGCCGCGATGGTGACTTGCCAGTTCGCGCGAAAGCGTCCGCCGACGTAGCCAGGCGGCGGCGGGTTCTGCCAGAGGTCCGGGTTACCGACCGGTGAGCGAACTATCAGGTTGTTGAGTAACCCGATGACCGCGGCGCGCATGACTTGGTCGGCGTTGTCGCCGGCCTTCTTGCACCACTCTTTGACGTCCGCCGCGAAGCGACCTTGCCGAACCTCAGGCACGGCGCGCCTGTACGTCGTAGTACAGGACGACGCTCGCGGGCTTCTCGGGCTTGCAGTTCACGACCTTGTAACGCTCGCCGTCGAACACGAGCACGTCGTCGGGCTTCGGCGCCGTGGCAATCGTTGGGTCGACGATGAACTTTGCGTCGCCGGCGAGGATGCTCGTGCCGTTGACCTGGGAGTGTTCGAAGTAGGACCGCGCGGCGCGGGTGTTGTAGAGCTGGGTCCCGTTGTCGTCGACCTCACCCGCCGTCGTGTCGTATTCACCCGCAACGGGACGCTCGAGCACGGCGGGCGCGCCGTACTTCGTGAGCAGCGCGGTCGCCGTTGCGGCGAGCCGCGAATAAAGGGACATCGCTTATGTGCGGATGGCGACGAGGCCGTTCCGCTTGATGAGAGTGCGCAGCAAGGCCTCGGCCTTTGCCACTGCGGGCACGCGCAAGACGCTGCCCGGGTTTGCATATGCGACGCTGACCGAACCCACACGTTCGGCAATGACCGGGCCTGGCGCGTTTGCCGCGGTCGTTGGCAGCAAGTCGGTCGCCTGCGCCTCGATGGCGAGCGCGCATTGCGCCTGCACGAGTTGCCGCGGGATCTCGTTGTAAGGAATCGGCCACTCTTCCACGTATGCGTCTGCGCGCGGCCACTGCAGGGCCTGCGTCGCAGTGAGTTTGCAGCCGATGAAATTCTCGGCTTCGAGGGCGTCCATCGCTTTGATGAGCAGCACCTCGCAGTCGGTCTCTTCTTCGGGGACGGTCGCGCCGCGCAACGTGGCATAGGCCCGAAGGGCCTCGACGTTCGCATATGACTGCGCGTCTGCCTTGGCGGTGCCGTCTTCGATGATGAGAGCCATGTTCGATTAAACCTTGCCGGCTACTACCGGCGCAGTGCCTTTGACGTATTCAAGGCAATGAAGGGGCGACCATTGCTGGCCGCCCCCGTCTCGACAATCGATCAGCCGAGCAGAAGCGCGATGTGATCCTGCTTGATCGCCCGCGTGCCCCAGGCCGCGCGGATGTGAATCACGTTCTGCAAGAACTGCTTGTAGAGCGCGACTTCGAACGTCAGGCCGGTGATGGGGTCGGTGATGCTCGTCACGTCGACCGCCATGTCGCCGCCTTCCGGCAGCGCCGGCGCACGCGTCGCGAGCACGATGGCATGACGACCGAACGCGACGTTCGGCGTGAAAGCGGCCGTGATCGCCATCGCGATGTTGTCCGCCTTCGTGACCTTGATGCCGGGACGACCGACGACGATGGTGCCCGCCGCGGCGACGCCGGTGTTCACGACATACTTGTTCGTGTCACCGGTGAACGTCACGACGTCACCGGCGAGCACGGTGCCCGTGCCGGTGTCGATCGGGACGCTCGTCGCGCCGAGCGCGATGGCGCCGTTCGTCTGGTAGGACGTGCCGCCACCGACCGCCACGACAGCCGGAGCGTCGGAGTGCCGCAGAGCGAGGCCCATGACTCGATCCGTCATGCCATTGCGCAGCATGTCGGCCGAACCCGCTTCATTCACCTTGAACAAGGTGCTCTGTTTGCCGCGCAGGTTTCCGAGAGCGGCGTGGCCGACGACGAGTTGCAGGTCACGGCCCTTCGCGCCGTTCTCTTCGAGGATTCGCAAGACACCCGCGAAGTCCGACAGATCCGCCGCGGTGCCGAACGGCGTGGTCGCCGCGGTGCCGTAGGCGCGCGAGGCATTGGTGCGCGCCTCGAGGTGAATGTCGGCCTCCATTTCGTTGATGAGGGTGCGCATCGCCTGGGCCGCGCGGTCGGCGTTGATGTTCGAGAACTTGCCGCCGTTCTTGAGGCCCTTCGTCTCTTCGCCGTTCCAACGAATCGGAACGTGCTTCGACTTGGTGATGGCGACCTGCACGTTGTCGATGGTCTGGTCGCCGGTATCCGGCGCGTTGACGCCCGGGGTGTTGTTCGCCGAGGTCGCGGCCGGAGCCACGGGCACGCGA